CCGTGGACAACAATTTTCTTAGTGAGAGAGACGGTCGATCAAATATGGCGTTATTCGCCGATAAAAAGTCGAAAGTCACTTTCGGTTCTGGTTCTTAATTTAGGAGTCCTTAAATGGCATCTACTGCTTCCCCCTACGGGCTTCGTCCCGTTAATCGTACCGACGGCATGCCTTATGCTGGCGCTACGAGTCAGTTCCTGATCGACCCCGCTGGCGAAGCGACTAACCTGTTTTACGGGCAAGTCGTTATCATCGGCGCGGACGGTTATATCGCTCTGTCTACCGCTACCGGCGCAGACCTGACTACCAATAACCTTGGTGGTGACAGCATGGGCGGTTGGGGCGTGTTCGTCGGTTGTTCTTTCGTTAACGCGCAAGGCCAGCAAATGTTTAGCCAGTACTACCCCTCCGGCACAACCGGCGTGGTGACTGCGTATGTCATTACCGACGCTAGCGTGACGTTCCAAGCTCAACTGGACGGCGTTGCTGACCAGTCGGACCTCGGCGCGAACACTTTCTTTGCTGCTGTGCAGTCCACTTCTACGGGTTCTACTCGTACAGGTAACTCGACCAGCGCATTGGAGTCAACCACTGTGACCACTGCCGCCGCGTTCAAGATCATCGGTTTCGCTTCCCCAGTGACCGATGCTTTCCCAGACGTGCTGGTTAAGTTCAATCCCGGCGCTTCTGCCTTCACTAACGCCGTTGGCATCTAAGGAGCACATAAATGGCTATTTCACGCGCACAACTGCTTAAAGAACTGCTCCCCGGCCTGAACGCTCTGTTCGGTATGGAGTACGCACGCTACGGCGAGCAACACAAAGAAATCTACGAAAGCGAGACCTCTGAGCGTTCGTTTGAAGAAGAGACAAAACTGTCTGGTTTCAACACCGCTCCGGTGAAGAACGAGGGCTCGGCCATTGCTTATGACAATGCGCAAGAGGCTTGGTCTACCCGCTATACGCACGAAACCATCGCCCTTGGCTTCAGTATCACTGAAGAAGCTATCGAAGATAACCTCTACGACAGCCTGTCTTCGCGTTACACCAAGTCGCTGGCTCGCGCTATGGCTAACACCAAACAGGTCAAGGCTGCTGCCGTCCTGAACAACGGTTTCACCAACACTGCCGCTTATTACGGTGGTGATGGCGTGCCTTTGTTCTCTACGGCTCACCCGCTGGTTTCTGGTGGTACCAACTCCAACACTCCTTCGACCCAAGTTGACCTGAACGAGACTTCTTTGGAAGCCGCCGTTATTCAGATCGCTGCTTGGACAGATGAGCGTGGTTTGCTGATCGCTGCTAAGCCTAAGAAGTTGATTGTTCCCCCAGCTTTGATGTTCACGGCTAAACGCCTGTTGGATACAGAGTTGCGTGTGGCTACAGCCGATAACGACATCAATGCTATCAAGCAGATGGGCGCTATCCCTGAAGGCTACACTGTCAACCACTTCTTGACAGACACAAACGCTTGGTTCTTGACAACTGACGTGCCTAACGGTCTGAAGCACTTCGTTCGTACACCGCTGCAAAACAGCATGGACGGCGACTTCGACACAGGTAACGTTCGTTACAAGGCCCGCGAGCGTTATAGCTTCGGCTGGTCTGATCCCCTCGGTATGTGGGGTTCTTCAGGTTCAACCTGATAAAAGTGAGAGGGGGGCCTTGTGCCCCCTTTTCTTTTGTTGTATATTGAGACCATTCCGGGGTTATCCGGTGCATTAGACAGTCCCGGCTGACGACATACAGACTAATGCGCCCCACTTGTATGTAAGGAATCATCATGGCATCGACCACGTTCTCCGGCCCAGTAACGTCTACAAACGGCTTTATTGGTAATATCGTTGGCAGCGTTACCGGCACTGTCGCAACTACTACTTTGACAGCCGCAAGCACATTGACCGCTGCTCAATCTGGTACAACCCTCGTTCTGAGTTCCGCTACTGAGTTTGCTACAACTTTGCCCGCACCTGCTGCTGGTTTGGTGTATACATTCATCGTTGGCGCAGCTCCTTCTGGCGCTAACTACACAATCGTTACCGCTTCTAGCGCAAACATCATCAAAGGTCAGGCTTACCCAGCTTCTGGCGACGCTGGCGATACCGGCACTGCTGACGACACCATCTCCTTCGTGAGTGGTTCTTCTGTTGCAGGTGACATGGTTACTGTGTTTAGTGATGGCACTTCTTGGTTTGCCAAGGCCTTCTGCGCTGTTGCTGCTGGCGTTACATTCACAACTGCGTCTTAATTAATCTTAGGGGCTTCGGCCCCGTTTTAAAAGGAGATTGATATGACGATGCAATATGACGTCCTATCGGCTCACTTAAACGTAAGTGGGCAGATGGTTGTGGGGCGTAATCGCCTCAAAGGTCTTATTTCTATGGGCACTGCTACGGCAGGCACAGTTAACTTCTGGGACACTACAACTGCCCCGACAGCGATCACGTACGCCCGCACGGGTAACACAGTAACCGTAACCCAAACCTCTCATGGTTTGTCTACTGGCAATGCTGTGGGCCTTACATTTGGCGCGGACGGTTCAGGCCGTGCGGCCACTAACGGCAACTACACCATCACTGTTGTTAACGCTAACTCGTATACCGTCACAGATATTAATTCTGGCACTGTTACAGCTAGTACAGCAGGAACAGTGGGTGAGCGTTGGTTGGCCTCATTTGACACCAATACGGCGTCAGATGTGACTACGTTGTTGATCCCCGGCGAGGGTATTTTGGCTCGTGTGGGTATCTACGCTCAATTGACAAGTCAAACGGGGTTAACAATTTTCTATGGCTAAGAGTCCAGCATGGCAGAGGAAAGAAGGCAAGAACCCCAAGGGTGGCTTGAATGCCAAGGGTCGAGCCTCCGCCAAAAAGCAAGGGATGAATTTGAAACCTCCCCAGCCGGAAGGCGGCTCACGCCGAGACTCTTTTTGCGCAAGGATGACTGGCATGAAAAAGAAATTGACAAGCGAGAAGACGGCCAAAGACCCGAACTCACGCATCAATAAATCTTTAAGAGCTTGGAAGTGCTGAAATGGAACTAATGGTTTGGAACGTAATACTCTCCTTTGCATCAGCACTGCTGGTGTTCTGGGTAAAGGTGTCTCACGATGAAGTGAAACGCCTGAGTATTCTTTTGAGCAAAACTCGTGAAGAGAATGCTGAGAAATACGTTACCAAGGCTGACGTACACAATGACATCAACCGCGTATTAGCACGTCTTGACCGCCTAGAAAGCAAGATAGACGACTTTATGAAGGAGCAACGAAGTGCCCTCGGTTAGCGCAAAACAAAAGAAGTTTATGGACGCTGCGGCTCACAACCCAGCGTTTGCTAAAGCATCTGGCGTTCCTGTAAAAGTTGCAAAAGAGTTTAGTGAAGCAAGTAAGGGAATGAAGTTTGGTAAGGGCACTGATACGTCCCGTGCCGATCTTCAAAAAGTTAACAAACCAAAGACACTTCATGGCAAGATGTCAATTATGAAAGAAGGTGGAATTATGGCTACAAAGAAAATGGCAAAAGGCGGTAGCGCCGGTAACGGTATCACTACAGCCAAAATGGGCACAGTTAAAGCCGGTGGCTTTAAAGGCAAAGGCGAGCATGCTATTCAGTCCAAAGGTATCTCAAAAGGTACTATGGTCAAAATGAAAGCCGACGGCAAGCCTTTGGGCATGAAAAAAGGTGGCATGACCAAGAAGATGAACTACGGCGGCAAAGCCTGCTAAGGAACATACTATGGCTGATCCAGTCTACACCGCTGAAATGGGGCAACCGCCTACGGATCCCGAGGGCGTTCCTGCCACTAAAAAACCAGCGGCTAAGAAGCCAGCGCCTAAAAAGCCTGCACCTCCAAAGGATACAGTCTTCCGTGAGGGTATGCCTGTACCCCAAGATATTGATGGCGCATCTGTAAGCAAAAAAGCTAAAGGTGGATCAGCCTCTTCTCGCGCTGATGGCATTGCCACACGCGGTAAAACTAACTGCAAAATGTATTAAGGAGTTAATCATGGCACGTAAAATGAAACGCTATAACGGTGAAGAGGGTAGCAAAGTTGAAATGGATCCAATGGAAGCAGTAAACGCTTCTGATGAAGCCAGAGATATTGCCGAGTCAGTTGGCACTGGCGCTAGGAATATGGACGTTCCTAAATCTATGCCCAAGGCCGCTGCTAAACCTAAAGCCGCGCCTAAACTTATTGACCCCTCTAATATTAGAAGTGGTCGTCGTTCTGACGAAGAATCACAAAAAGCCTCCGTTGACAAAACCAAGATGTCTTTATCAGAGCGTGCCAAGGCAAGCCGTGAGAGCGCAAGAGCTGGTAGCGGTACAACTGATACACGTTCAGTTAGCCAGCGTTTGCGCGCTGCTTTTGGTATGAAAAATGGTGGCTCAGCTTCTAGCCGTGCCGATGGTATTGCTTCACGTGGCAAGACTAACTGCAAGATGTACTAATCATGATGGCATCCCGAGGTATGGGGGACATAAACCCCAGCAAAATGCCAAGTGCGAAACGTAAGTCTCGCAGGGATGACACTGACTTCACTCAGTACGCTGATGGTGGTAAAGTAAACGCTGCTGGCAATTACACAAAGCCCAGTCTTCGCAAGAGGATTGTGTCCCAAGTAAAAGCCGCAGCAACGCAAGGTACAGGTGCAGGACAGTGGTCAGCACGTAAAGCTCAACTTGTTGCTAAGAAGTACAAAGCAGCAGGTGGGGGGTATCGAGATTGAAAGCGCCTCAGAAATCATTGAAGGACTGGGGCGACCAAAAATGGAGAACCAAAAGTGGCAAACGCTCTTCTGACACGGGTGAAAGATATCTTCCAAGCGCTGCGATCAAAAGTCTCAGCCCTGCTGAGTACGCTGCAACAACGTTGGCGAAACGTAAGGGCAAAAAGGCCGGGAAACAATTCGTAGCCCAACCAAAAAAGATCGCAAAGAAAACAGCAGGGTTTAGATAATGGCAATTACTTCTGGCGCATCAAGCTTTAATCTCCAACTCGATGAATTGGTCGAGGAGGCGTTTGAACGCGCCGGTGGTGAGTTGCGTACTGGCTATGACCTGCGTACTGCGCGCCGCAGTTTGAACATTATGTTTGCAGATTGGGCCAATCGTGGCATCAATATGTGGACGATTGAGCAGGGTGAAATCACTCTAGTTCAGGGCCAAAACACGTACGCTTTACCGGACGATACAGTAGATTTAATTGAGCACGTAATTCGTACACAAGCCAATATTCAAAACAATCAGGCTGACTTAACAATCACGCGTATTAGTGTTTCTACGTACGCTACGATCCCCAACAAGATTCAACAAGCTAGACCAATTCAGGTCTGGATTCAGCGCTTCAATGGGCAGAACTCCCCGATTGCAGCCACACTTACAACGACTATTACGTCTACGAGCACTGAGATTGTGCTGAATGACGTGACGGGCCTGCCTTCTACTGGCTTTATTAAGATTGATGACGAGATCATCAACTACGGCTACATCACACAGAACACAAACGCCAAGTCTGGCACGCTCTACAACTGCTTCCGTGGCCAGCAAGAAACCATTGCCGTAGCCCATACCGCAGCAGCTATTGTGTATTGGGCTCAAGTTCCGGCTGTTACGGTTTGGCCGACTCCAGATTCAGCCCAGCAGTACACGTTTGTTTACTGGCGCTTACGCCGCACACAGGATGCGGGTGGTGGTGTGAACGTGATGGACATTCCGTTTAGATTTATTCCTTGTTTGGCCGCTGGCCTGTCGTATTACTTGGCGTTAAAGATCGCCGGTGGCGCTGAGCGCCTGCCTGTACTGAAGCAGCAATACGATGAGGCTTGGGAGTTGGCGGCAACAGAAGACCGAGAGAAGGCCGCTGTGCGGTTTGTACCTCGTCAGCAGTATATTGGGGGCACCTGATGGGTAATCGGTTTGCTTCTGGCAAATGGGCGATTGCGCAGTGCGACCGTTGCGATCAACGGTTCAAGTTAAAAGTATTGCGTAAAGAGATCATCAAGACAAAGAACTATGACTTGTTGGTTTGCCCTGAGTGCTGGGATCCCGATCAGCCACAGTTGCAGTTGGGTATGTACCCAGTTGATGACCCACAAGGCTTGAGGAATCCTCGCCCTGATCGGAGTTATTATCAGTCTGGTTTGAGTGGATTACAGCTTACAAATACCAATAGCACCGCAGTAGATGCTAATGGGTTTCCAGAGCAGGGCAGTCGAGTTTTTCAGTGGGGGTGGAACCCCGTTGGTGGGGCACGCGGCCCTGATGATGGTTTAACACCAAACTACTTGGTTTTAAACGTGGAAATTGGTACAGTTACGGTTACAACGACATAAGGAGT